GATACGACTAAAACAACAGCTAGCTCACCAAGTTCCGTAACTTCAGTTTCTGGCGTTCCAGGCATTGGCGGATAACAACTAAGAGAGGTCCACGCCTCTCTTTTTTATTGTATTTTTTTAGAAAAAAGGAGAAACAACAATGCAATTAGTAATCAATGGCAAAACTCATAACGTGAAATTCGGTGTTAAATTCGTGCGTTCGCTAGATAAGGCTTATCCAATCGAGCAACAAGGCTTGAAATTTGGCATGGCTTTATCTGCTAAAATTCCGGAATTGTACGCTAAGAACATCGCTTCATTAGCTGATGTCATTTACCACGGAACAGTTACGGAAAGTCCACGACCTTCTCTAGTTGATGTTGAAACATTTGTTGAAGAGCATGAAGACCTAGAAAAATTGTTTGATGATGTACTTCAAGAATTGAGTGAGTCAAACGCGGGTAAGTCTTTGATGTCGGAGATGAAGCAAGGCCTCAAGAAATAATTGAGAAATCATCTCTTGAAACGTTTGAGGAAATCATTATAAATTGTGTCCGGTTTTTGAATATCACAGACATGAACGAGATTGGTCGCATGACAATGTATGAATACGACTTGTTAATGACTGGGGTATTGTTGAGAAAGCAAGATGAAGATGAACTCTTACATCGCTCTGCTTGGCTATCTAGACAGGTAGAAGCTACCAAATCGGACGGCAAAACTCCTTTGTATAGAAAATACAGTGATTTTTATAAGAAAAAAGACACTAACAAGCAAAAGTATCAACTCTCAGAGAAAGAGAAACAACTCTTGTTGAGAGCAAATATGTAATGAAAGGAGGTATATAATGGCAGAAACTTATTCAGTCGAGGCGGTACTGACTGCGGTCGACAAAGGAATGAGTTCAACTTTGAACGGCTTACAAAAGGCAATTAACGGACTTCAAAAGACATCGTCTGCATTTGATACGATTTCAAACAAGAGTAGCTCTATGTTTAAGTCTATTCTGGGCGCTAACTTGGTTAGTTCAGCAATAGGTTCAGCAGTAGGTAGCATCAAAGGCTCTCTGGGTGAAATGGTCGGGGAGTTAAATAGTTCTAAAAAAGCATGGGATACGTTCGACGGAAACCTTAGTAAGTTAGGTTGGGGCAAGGACCAAATCAACCAAGCTAAAGAGGCCATGCAGGACTATGCGACTAAAACTATCTATTCAGCTTCAGATATGGCTAGCACGTTCTCGCAGATGGCTGCAATCGGTCGTCAAGATAGTGGTGAACTAGTTAAGGCTATGGGTGGTCTTGCTGCATCTGCAGAAAATCCACAACAAGCCATGAAATCCTTGTCTCAACAAATGGTTCAGGCTTTGGCTAAACCAAAAATCACTTGGCAGGATTTCCGGATCATGATGGAACAGGCACCAGCAGGTATGAGTGCAGTGGCCAAAGAAATGGGGTTATCACTCAATGAATTAATTACCAAAATTCAAGCTGGACAAGTTAAAACCGAGGATTTCGCTGAAGCGTTTAAACGTGCTGGGATGTCTATGCAGGACATGGCTACAAGCTACAAGACGATAGACCAGGCGCTTGATGGTTTGAAAGAGACGTTAGCTAATAAACTCAAGCCAGCTTTTGATACCTTATCTAAAGCAGGTATCAAGGCTCTTGAAGCTATCATGAATCAACTTGATAAGATTGATTTTAATAAGTTAGCTACAAGTCTTGAAGAGGTTCTAAACAAGATTGACTTCAACGCAATTGTTGAGAAGATAGCGTCGTTCGTGAGTACATCTGTTGCTAAGATCAAGGAATTTTGGCAAGGTTTCTCAAATACAAGCGCAATCGCTGATTTCAAGAATGCCTTGAGCGAAGTTTGGGAAGCTATCAAGAAAGTAGCATCAGCCCTTTCTGGTGGCGACATGGCTTCTTTTGGTGAAAAGATTGGTAATGCTTTAAGCATTGCTTCAACTGCTATCCAGTCGTTTGCTAAAGTTGTTCAAAGCCTAAGTCCTGAACAGATACGAGCGATCGCTTCAGCATTTCTTGCATTTAAAACTGCACAAAGGACGACTAAGTTAGCAACGGATGCCTTGATTGGCTTGAATAGTGCAGTAAGTACGACTAAGAGTGTTTTTGGTGGCTTGCAAAGCGCTACAAGAGTAGGAACTGCCTTATTTGGAATTGCTAGAGGTTCTAAAGCAGCAAGTTCAGCATTGTATTTCATGTCTGAAACATCTACGCTTGCTAAAGTTGCAGTGGGTGGTCTGAATATCTTCAGTAAGATAGGCGGATGGATTGGTCCGGCAGTTACTGCGATAATTAGTTTCCTTGGTCCTGTTGGCTTGGTGATTGCCGCAATCGCAGCAATTGGTGCAGCGTTCGTTGTTCTTTGGAATAAAAGCGAGGGCTTCAGAAACTTCTTTATCGGATTGTGGAACGGCATTGTTAACGTCGCTTCAAACGCTTGGCAAGGCATCCAGAATGCTTGGAATGGCTTTGTTGAATGGTTCTCTAACCTTTGGAATAGCGTCAAAGAAACGGCTTCAAATGCTTGGAATAGTTTCATAGAGAAGGCTCAACCGGTCATTGATGCTATTAAGAACGCATGGAATGCCTTAACAGAATTCTTTTCTGGACTTTGGGAAGGAATTAAGTCTTTTGCTTCGGATGTTTGGAATAGTTTCTTAGAAGGTGCACAACCGATTGTGGAAGGACTGATGAATGTGTGGAACGCTTTAACCGAGTTTTTTTCAGCGCTATGGAACGGAATCGTTTCAGTAGCCACTACTGTATGGAATGGAATTATTGAGGTTGTCAAGCCAGTCATTGAAGCGATTCAGACAGCATGGAACGGTCTAGTTGAGTTCTTCACCAATCTATGGACTAGTATTACTGAAGGTTCTAAGACTGCGTGGAATGGATTTGTGGAGTTTTTGACACCGATTGTCGAAATAATCAAGGGATTGTGGTCTGGTTTCTCTGAGTTCATGTCTACAATCTGGAATGGCATTATTGAAACGGCTACGACTGTCTGGAACATGCTTCAGCCGATTATCGAAACAGTTTGGACTGCTATTCAGCAGTTTATAACAAGTGCAATACAAGTGATTCAAAACATAATCACTACAGGTATGCAGATTGTTCAAGGGGTATGGAATGCAATTTGGAATGTATTTACTACGATAGTTCAGACAGTTTGGAAGGTTATCTCTAAGGTTATTTCAACAGCTCTGAATGTTATTGCCGGTATTATTAACACGGTTACATCTATCATCAAAGGAGATTGGAGAGGTGCGTGGGAAAATATTAAAGGTGTAGCGCAGACTGTTTGGGAAGGTATTAAATCAGTCATCTCAACAGTAATCAATGCTATTAGCAATATCATTAGTACAGTTTTAGGAACAATTAAAAACACTGTAACCACAATCTGGAATGGAATTAAAGATTTCATTTCAAATGCTATCAACGCAATTAAAGATACGGTCATAAACGTAGGGAATTCATTGAAAGATGGTTTCTTGAATGTTTTGGATTCGTTGAAAAATGGAGTTAGCAACGCAATTGATGCAGTTAAAGGTTTCTTTGATAGATTGTGGAATATTGACTTGAGTGGTGCTGGTCGTGCGATCATGGACGGTTTCTTGAATGGTTTAAAATCAGCATGGGGAGCTGTCACTGATTTCGTCGGTGGTATCGCTAGTTGGATTGCGGCTCACAAAGGGCCGATTTCGTATGACCGTAGATTGCTGATTCCAGCTGGTCAAGCTATTATGAGTGGCTTCAATACTGCTTTGATGGGTGGTTTTGAAGACGTCAAAAGCAATGTATCTGGAATGGCAGACGGTATTCGTTCGATGTTCGACGATGCAGGTTCACGAGTTTCAGCAATGTCCAATGCTTTGCAGGGTGATTTCTCAAATAACGTTTCTGGTACATTATCAGCAACGTATGAGGTCAATCAGACGAAAGAGCCGGCTATCATCAACCTTGCTTTAGGTTCTAATGATTTCAAGGCTTTTGTAGCGGATATTTCAAATATCCAAAACAAAGAAGAAAGGATAAGATTGAAGGCTTCAAGCCTTTAATGGTGTTTTAAATGTATACTTTTAACGACACAATAAGAGGCAATCCGACGTTCAACTCTGGTCTAGAAGTACGTTTTGGTGATGTAAGCCTCAATCGAGAGATGAATAACGAGGACGGAACGTTCTTTGTGGCAAATACCACAGGGCGTGATGTTCTTGATTTTCATCATGAGACTGCAACCATAAAAGGTCTAGACGGTCAATATCTTTATGGCGCTACTTATAAAGAGCGTGAAATTGAGATACAGGTCAAGCTAACAGGTTTTACTGATTTGAGAATGCGTAGACAGTACGAGCGTTTAAATCGCTTATTGTTTTCTCGCAAAGCTAAAAAACTAGTGTTTGGTGATGACCCTGAAAGATATTATAAAGCTATCTTTTCGAAGGTTAAGAAACCAGAGTTAGAAGATGCGAATGATACAGTTATCAAGTTGCATTTCATCTGTCACGACCCGTTCAAGTATACCGAACCTAAAACAGTAACAACTAATAAGGTTGTGTATAAGGGCGATTTTCCAACAGAGCCAATTTTGAGGTTGACTACTCAAGCTGGTTCTGAAATTCGGATTCTACACCTTGAAACCCAGAAGTATATCAGGCTAAAAGCTACTTACATTCAAGGGTCAAATCTGCTTGTTAATTGTGACACTAGAGAAATCAAGTTAAACGACAGAAACGAGCTTATGAATTTTGATATGGTTAATAGTCGCTATTTTAAATTGCAAAAAGGCGTGAATACGTTTCAAGTTGTTGGAGCTATTTTAAATAGCGTTGAGTATAAAGAGGTGTTCGCATGATCTATTTATTTAATCAATTAGAAGAGTTGATAGATGTAATCGATGAAGTGAGTCTCGCAGAATTCACTCATACGATTGAATTAAATCAATTTGATAGGTCTAGCTTTGAAATTCCTGTTGATTACAAGCCTGAAATTATAAAAGAAGCCCAGTTTTTCGGATTCCAATCACGAGACAGGGCTTTTTGTTTGTTTAGGATTTCTGAAAAATCCTATGACATTGGTCTGACCATTGAAGGGATTGACAGGGCAGAAAGTGACTTGCATTCGTTCATCATCGAAGATAAGCGTCCAGGTGGTTCTGCTGATCAGGTATTGAGTGAAATTTTAGAAGATACTGGTTATCAATTAGGAAACGTAGATGGTTTGACTAGAACCGGCAGATTGTCGTTCTATTACATTTCAGTCAGACAAGCGCTTGTTAAGATAATTGAATCTTACGCCTGCGAATTCAAAGTTAGATATACCTTTGTTGAAAATAAAATCATCGGCAGATATATCGACCTTAATCAACGTTTTGGACGTATTACAGGACATCAATTTGAGTATGGCTCTAATATCTTAAACGTAACCTATGAAGAATCGTCTGACGATGTCGTGACAGCTCTAATCGGACGTGGTAAGGGTGAAGAAAGCACGAATGACTCAGGAGAAGCTACGGGTGGATATGGCCGTAGAATCCAGTTTAAAGATGTTTCATGGTCTGTATCAAGAGGCGACCCTGTCGATAAGCCAGCAGGTCAGAATTATGTAAGTAATGAAGCTGCTAGGAATATCTACGGATTACATCAAAATGGTGTTATCAAGCACCGCTTTGGTGTCTATACGAATGAAGATATTGAAGATCCTGTTGAGTTGTTAAAGGCGACTTATAAAGAGTTGCAACGTCTTTCCGTTCCTATCGTTACGTTCAAAGCCAATCTACTTGATTTGTCAAACGCTATCGAGCAAGATATGTGGATTGGTGATAGCGTAGCGATTGTCAGAGACCAGATTGGGATTGATTTTGAAGCACGTATTCATAAGCTGGTAATCGATAAGTTAAATGAGAATCGTTCAGTTGTTGAATTGGGCGATTATCAAACCCTTCAAGCTAAAGACCGTTCAACGCGTCAGCAGGCTTTGAAGGATGCGATTGGCGGACTTAGTGAAAGTTCTATTAGACAAGCTATTGTTGCTGAAGTAGGACGAAGAGATAAAGAATTTGACGAGAAGATTCGTGTTAAAACACTTGAATTTGACAATTCTATGAAATTGGCTCGATCCAAGGCGGAAGAAGTCAAGCAAGAACTGTCTGACGCTATCAGTCAGCGCTTCGACAGCTTTGACAATGGTCCATTGAAAGAAGCTAAGCGCAAGGCTGAGGAAGCATTGAAAAATGCTGGTGCAAGTAGTTCTCTTGCTCAGGAAGCCAAGCAGATTGGGTTGGATTCGATTGCTAGACTTGAAGCGTTTAAGTCACAGACTACGACCACTCAGACGGCTCTGTCGGGTGACTTGGACGCTCTGAAACGAACTATCGCGAACGATATTCGACCGAAGCAGGCACAGGCTGAAGATGAGATTGCCAAGCAGGTTGAAGCACTTAACAAGACCAAGAATGAACTGGCTGGTGTAAAATCAGCACAAGCGACGTATGAAGAGACAACGACTCGTAGACTGTCAGAACTGACCAACTTGGCTAATGGTAAGGCCAGCAAGTCGGAACTCACACAAACAGCTGAGGAGCTGGCTAGTAAGATAGCGAGTGTGCAGGTTGGGGGGCGGAATTATATCCGAGGAACAAGACGCATGGCTCTAGCCAGCGGATTGTGGACATCAGGTACCTTTAGACCATCAGGCGTTGGGACAGCAAAGACTATTGATGTATCAAACAGTCCAGCGACTGGATTTGATAAAGCAATACGATTGACCTCAAGTAACGCTAGAGACCAAATCGGCATTGCTCAAGACAGGTTTGAAATAATGCCAGGAACTTATACTATTTCTGTTTGGGTGAAAGGTTCAGTTGGGCAAAGAGTTAAGTTGCAAACTTACTGGGAGCCTAACGATGCAACAGGTATAAGTCCATATTTTATCTTGAAAGATGATAAATGGACATATTTGACATTTTCAAGTGAGCGAAAAAAAGCTGGAACCGTATCAATTGGTTATGTATATCTCATAAATGCTGATGAGGGAGAATACTTAGATGTTCTTGCGCCCCAGTTGGAAAACGGGAGTTTAGCGACAAGTCCGAAAGAAGCTCCAGAAGATACAGACGGCCAAATCTCAGCTGTCGAATCAACCTTTAAGCAACGGGCCGATTCACTTGATGCTGGTGTGAGAAGTCTGACTGAAGGTCTCAGAACCAAGGCGGATATCAGTGCCCTCAACGTTACTGCTGAGAATATCAGACAGTCTGTGAAGAGTCTTGAGACAGACACACAGAACAAGCTGAATCAGAAATTGAGTCAGGCTGAGTTTGAAGTGCGGGCTGACTCAATCCGTCAAGAAATCCTAAACGCAACCAAGGACAAGGCAGATAAGACCTTAGTTGTGGCTGAAGCTGGGAAGTTGCGTGAAGAATTTTCAAAAATGAAGGTCGGTAGTCGCAACTATGCTGAAGACTACGACTTTTCAAGAGGACTTTGGCACTATAATCAAGGTGATAACAGCCCTCGAGATTGGACTATATCAAACGGAGAATATAATGTAAAAGGAACTACGAAGACTTGGAAACAGATGCAGATTTTTTCAAAAGAAGGCAGTCGAGTGTCTGAAAAGGATTCGACAGCTCTTCTTGATTTGGAGATTGGCGAGACTTATACGCTTTCTTTTCAAGCTATGTGTCACTCTGGAAATCCAAGGGTTTGGGTCTCTTTAAGAGCCAATCGAACAGTACCTGGTAATCCTGAGATTATATCTGGCAATTTCAACCTCACGTCTAGCTGGCAGACTTATCAAGTCACTATACCAGCATTGACCAAGCCTGAAAATTTTGATTTCTGGCGAATTATTCTGGGCTATAACGAGATTGGCCATGTGGCATTTCGTAAAGTCGAATTGACAAGAAGTTCTACTCGTATAGATGCAGGACCTGCTCCTGAAGATGGGAAGTCTGACCTTATCGTTGCCAAATCTGAATTTCAGAAAACCGCCGATGGCCTATCTACGAAGCTAGTAACTATTGAAACTTATATCGGACAAGATGGTCAGCGACAGGAAGCCTTAAGAAGATACACTCGTGAGGAAAGTGCTAAGCAAGCAACGTCTGTACGTGAGCTGGTCACAAGGGACTATGTAGGAAAAGCGAGTCATCAGGAAGATGTGAGAGCTATTGAACGCAAGTTTGAAGCTATCACCAATCCACAAAATGGATCAATTGCGACTCAGATTGCGACTTACAAAAATGCAGTAGATGGACGATTTGCTGAAATCACCTCACTGATTTCTGGCAAAGCTAGTCAGTCTGACTTCCAGCGTGTGAAGGAAACCAGCCAGCTCTATGAGCGTATTCTTGGTAATACAGATAATGGAATTGCTAATAATGTGGCTCGTATGGCTTTGACAAGTCAATTATTCCAGGTTGAAGTGTCAAAGGCGTCAGCAAGTGGACGAAATCTTTTCTTAAATTCGCTATTCAAACGTGATTTAAGAGATAAATATTCAACGTACAAGCTGTTTGATGATGCTTCGCAGACCAAAGGACAGTTAGCTGTAAGTATTGATTCTGACAATCAATTTAGAGGAGTGAACACATTGAAGATTGTATCAACCTTCAATGGCAAAATTGATAATCAAAAAATCACTTTCTCACTTGGTGGTAATTCACGCACTGGTCGAGTTGATGAACTGAAAAATAAATCAGCAAGATTTAGCTTTTGGGCAAAATCTACTGTCAATAATACGAATTTTCAAGCTAGAGCAGGATATAGAGGTACTGTTAAAAGTGTCTCATTGACTACTGATTGGCAATTTTACGATGTTGAGTTCATAAGAAATGAAAATACAAATGCTACAAGCGAATTAATCTTACATGTTTTTTCAAACGCAACCGTTTGGATTGCATTTCCAAAAGTTGAAATTGGAACAGTGTCAACTCCATTTTCAGAAGCTCCTGAAGACACAGACGAGGCTATTCGGTCTGTTCAAACTCAGCTTGCTGGGTCGTGGGCAGTTCAAAATCTGACTAGTGCTGGTGCTTTGGTTTCAGGTCTCAATCTTGGCGCTAATGGTCATAATCGACTTGACGGTAAATTGACTCATATTACTGGCGAGACCTTGATCGACAGAGCAGTTATCAAGTCAGCTATGGTTGATAAGCTGAAAACGGCCAATTTTGAAGCTGGCTCGGTCACGACTACGGTATTAGATGCTGAAGCGGTCACGGCTGATAAGGTGAGATTCGATGATGCCTTTATTAACAAAATTACCGCAAAAAATGCGTTGATAGAGGGTATTATAAGCAAGCAAGCATTTATAAATCATCTCAATAGTATCACTTTCGTTGCAGATCGCATCACTGGCGGAAATTTGAGTGCAACAAATGGAGCGATGAAAATCGATTTAAATAAGGGACAGTATGAAGTCTATACTGAAAAAGCAGCGTTGAGGCGTGTTGTTGCAGGTTATCCGAATCAATTTATAAAATTTGACACTGGTATTCAAGATGTAACAGGTAATAGAGAGAACAAAACTAAAGTTACTGTTATA